TACAACTAGTAAAGGTAATACTGTAAATAGAATTGCAGCTGTTGATAATAGCGGTAACTATGTAAATATGACATCACGAGGTACTGGATTTACTAGTCCTTCTGCTATGGGTTTAACAAGTCATAACGGATCACTATATGTTTGGAAAATAGGTAGTGGTGGTACTAAACCTGTATACAATGGAGTAACTTGTGAGGGTGTTGTCCAAATGGATACTAATGGATTAATTACAGCACAATTTAATATAGGTACATTAGGATTAGAACAAGGTATTGTTCCAGTTTTTGATTCTGCTGGAAATATGTATGTTTCTACTGCAGCTGGTAGTCCTGTTCTTTACAAATTCTCACCAGTTGGAGGTCTTCCTGTAGCTAGTGTTAATTTATACGCAGGTGTACAAAGCACTGTTCCTAGAGGTATAGCAATTGATAGTTTAAATAGAATTTATTTGTCTGGTATGACTTTTATTCGCTTAGGTACTAGTCCAGGTAACACTAGTAAATATATTGTAAGATTAAATACATCTTTAGTTTATGACAGTACATTTACAGTATCAGTGGATAGAGCAACGGAAAGAATATACCTCGAAGATGATTCAACAATGTATGCAGTTCGTTTTCAAGCCGATAGTACTTATGCTGTTAATAAAATTAATTTAACAACACAAACAGTTGATACAGCATTTGTTTCGCCTGCTGTAGTTAGTGCTGGAGTACAACGACCTTTAGATGGTTATACAATTGTCTAATTCAAAAATCAACATGAGTATATTTAAGAATATAAAAACACAATAAGAACGTGGCAGATAAAACTATAGCATTTACACTCAAAGTTAATGGAGTTGACCAAGCAGTCAGCTCCATTGATGAGTTAGATTCATCGATACAACAGTTAGAAGAAACCCTGAAGAGTGCCAAGTTTGGTACAGATGAGTTTAAAGCTGTTGAACAACAATTAATTAAAGCAAGATCTGCTAAAGAGGATTTAGATAAGTCCTTAGAAGGTCGTGGTGCTGAAAAAAGACTGCAAGGTATTGTCGGTTTAGCAGAAGGTTTAGGAGGTGCATTCGCTGTAGCTTCTCAAGCATCTGCTTTATTTGGTAAAGAAAGTGCAGATCTTGCAAAAGTAGAAGCCAAAGCACAACAAGCCTTAGCAGTTGTAATGGGAATTAGAGCCATCAAAGAAGGTTTACTAAACTCTGCATTAGAACGTAAGATCATCTTGGAAAAAGCCAGCATGGTTGGTACTGCACTCTTAAATGGTGTTAACAAAGCACTTAACATTACGTTAAGTATGAATCCAATTGGATTAATTGTTACTGCATTAGGTTTATTAGTAGTTGGTATCTTAGCTGCGATTGGACCTATCAAGAAAATCATTGGTCAATTTGATTTCTTAGGTGAAGCTATTCAATGGACTATTGACAAAGCAAGAGACTTAGCTTCTGTTCTTAGTTTTGGTTTGATCGATGACGCTGCGACTGCAAAGACTAGAGATAACTCTGAGAAAATGATAGAGTCTTTAGACGATGCAAGTTCTGCTGCTAACAAAAACATCGCTGCACAAAAACGTAGATTAGATTTAATGGCTGCGCAAGGTGCAACTGAAGAACAGTTACTTGAGCAAAAGAAGAAAATCAACCAAGCAGAAGTAGACTCTAGACAAAAAGCTGTTAACGCCTTAATGATGTTACAGAAAATGGATGGTGAGTTAGATGATGATAAGAAGAAGAAACTCAATGAGTTACAAGAAGAAATCAAAGATCTAAATAACCAAGCCCTAATTGATCAAGCAGATTTTAACAAGAACAAAGCTGACAAAGAAAAAGAAGCTACTGATAAAGCCAACGATAAAGCTAAAGAAGCTGCTGATAAAGCCAAAGAACTTAGAGAGAAAACTTTAGAAGAACAAAAGAAAGCTTTAGATAAGATCAAGGAATTGCAAGATGCATTTTATCTTGATAGTATCAAAGACCAAGATCAAAGAGCACAAGAAGCTCTAAAACTTACACAAGCAGCAGCTGACAAAGAGATTCAGATTCAACTTGATACTCTTAATAAGAAGAAGACACTTACTAAAGAAGAAAAGGCACTTAAAGCTACTTTAATTGAAGAGCAAAAAGCTTTAGACGCTAAACAAGCACAAGATACTCAAGCCTTACTTGATGAGCAAGCAAAGGTAAGAGCAGAAAAAGAAAAGGCGTACAATGCAGAGCTGCTAGGACTTAGAAATGAGTTAACCTTAATGTCTATAGAGAATGAGACAGAACGTTCGCTGAAAGAGCTAGAAATAGCACTGGCACAACAGGTTCAAGAGATCAATAGTAGACAATTAACAGAAGCACAAAAGACAGCACTTATTGAAAATGCTGCCTTAATTAATGCTGAAAAAGTTAAAGCAATTGAAGAAGGTCAAGCGCAAGCAACAGCTGATTTCAAATTCTCTTTAATGGAAGAAGGTTATCAAAAAGAATTGGCTCAAGTTGATATAGACAAAGAGGCTAAGATTGAACAACTAAATGCATTAAAATTAACTGAAGAAGAGTACGCTGCAGCAAGTGTTGATATCGAAAGACAAGCAGCTGAAGCAAAACAAGCAATTAACACTGCTACTTTAAATGCACAATTAGGAGCTACAGCTGGAGTTTTAGGACAAGCTGCAAGTTTATTTGGTGAAAATACCATTGCCTTTAAAGCATTGAAGATTGCTGAAACAGGAATTACTACATATCAATCAGCAACATCAGCGTTTGCATCAGTTGTTGGTATTCCAGTTGTTGGTCCAGTATTGGCACCGATTGCCGCGGGTGTGGCAGTTGCTTCAGGTTTGGCAAGTATTGCTAAAATTGCAGGAATTGGTGTACCTAAACCAAAAGTTACAGCACCATCACCAGTAGGTGGAGGTGGAGGAGGTACTGGTGGTGGCGGTGGTAGCAAATTTGCAATGGGTGGTCTTGTTGTAGGACCAGGATCTGGAACATCAGACTCAATTCCAGCAATGTTATCAGCGGGAGAATCAGTAATAAATGCAAGATCTACTGAAATGTTCGGTGGATTACTATCAACACTTAACCAAGCAGGTGGAGGAAATGAGATACCTAATAATGGTGGAACACCTATAATTAAAACATACGTAGTAGCTAGTGATATGACATCACAACAAGAAGCAGACCGACGTATTAATGATATCGCACGAATCTAATGATACAACACTTACAAGAACAAGCAGAATGCTTACAAAAAGCACTAGACAATCACATGACAAAGATCACATTGGCTCTTATCGCCTTTTTAGCACCAATCCAAGGGATATTAATCACAGTGGGAGTACTTATTCTTGCTGATACTATTATTGGAATTTGGAAAGCAAAAAAGCTTAAAGAAAAGATCTCATCTAGAAAATTAAGTCAAATAATCTCTAAGATGTTTCTTTACGAAGGTACAATCGTCTTATTTTTTATGATCGATAAGTATATTTTAGGTGACATCTTACAACAATTCTTTGCAGTTGAATTTTTATTAACCAAAGTAGTTGCATTGGTGCTTTCATCAATCGAAGTCTTTAGCGCAGACGAGAACTATAGAGCTGTTAGAAAATATGGATTATGGCATGCATTCAAAAAACTTGTAGGCAGAGCCAAAGATGTTAAGAGTGAATTAAAAGACTTTGACTTAGACGATTTAAAATAAAATAAATACTATATGGAAAATAAAAAGAAATTAGTCGACTTAGGAATCTTAACTGAAGATGAACAAAGTGGCGTAAAACGTGTATCACTTGTAGAAGAACCTGCAATTGAACTAGATTTTAGATATTTTGGTAAGCAATATGGATTCGTTAAACCAAGAGGTGGCGAATCACAAGATGAATTTATTGGTCGTTGCATACCAGTTTTAAGAAATGAAGGTAAACCAGAAGATCAAGCAATTGCAATTTGCTACTCATATTGGGAAGAAGGATTTGAAGTTGACACTGCAGGTTTAGAACCTTATGTAGCACCTTATATTAAGAAAAAGAATGGTAAAGCTGAAAAGCCAATTACCAAATCTATTTTAATGGAAGATCTAGATCTATCTGAAATTTCAGAATTTGAAATGCAAGTACTTAGAAAAGCTATTGAATTAGGTATTGATTTTGAATCTTGTAAATTAGAAACATTTGCAACAGCTCAAACAAAAGCCGAAGCTGATGCAATTAGAGCTGAAATAGCAACTGATACTAGCAAATTACAAAATGGTGAATTTGAATTTAGATACAAATATGCTAAAAATCCTAATATAGGTGGTGGAGGTGCAGAGAGAGGTTTCTGTAAAGCTATGATGTACATTAGTAGATTGTATACTAAAGCAGAAATCGATTCAATGTCAGATAATGGTGTTAATAGTCAATTTGCAGAAAAAGGCAGTAGTCAATATGATATTTTTGAATATCGTGGCGGTTGTTATTGCAAACACATGTGGCAAGCTTACTTAGTTTATAAACCATTTGATGGATCTCCACAAATTATAACTAGAGCACCTGGTGAAGATGGTCCAACAAGACCAATACCTAGATTGAATTTTAGTAAAGCTGCTTTTAAGTTTGCTTCTGAAGATCAAATGATTTTAGTAGGTCCTTGTATGATCCCCAATGTAAGCATTCCAAGAATTGACGAAGATGGTGAAAAGTATTTTGTAAGATTTTCAGCTGAAACTATCAAAGAAATTTGCATGAAGTACTTTAAAGAAGCCAGAACTAATGATGTAAATACAGATCATGAAGAAAACTCTGCTGGTGCATACATATATGAGTCCTGGATTGTTGAATCAGAAGATGATAAGGCAAATACGATCTACGGTTATAACGTGCCAGTTGGCACCTGGATGTGTACCATGAAGGTAGACGATAAAGCTACTTGGGCTCGCATTAAATCTGGTGAACTAAGAGGTTTTAGTATCGAAGGAATATTAATGGACCTTGAGGAGCTCGAGGCCAAAAAACAATATGAAAAGATTAAGAATATTCTTAAATAATCTAGATAAATAAAAAGTAAGATTTTAGACTATCTTTCATAATTATTTTTAGGTATAAAGGGTGATTCCATTGGGGTTTCACCCTTTTTTTATGTGAGTTATGTCAGGTGTGAAATCTGTATATTTAAGATAAAGGGCAAGTGCCCAATTAAAATAAACACACATTATGAAATACACTTTAAAACTAAACCAAGTACGTGAAGTGCTAGGGATGGAGATTAAGTTGGAAGCTGCAAAGCTTATCGATGGTGTAACAGCAGTGGAATACGAGCGTTTAGAACCTGGCTTTCCATTATTTGTTATCGCCGAGGACGGTACAACGAAAACTCCTGCACCTGCTGGCTACCACACACTTGAAGACGGAACTAAAATCGAAGTTGACAACGCAGGTATGATCATTGAGGTTTCTGCTGAAGAAGGCGAAACTACTGAAGAAGCACCAATTGCTGAAGAAACTGTAGTTGAAGTATCTGGCGAAGAAATGCCTATGGAAGATCCTAAGGTATCTGTAGCGATGGAAGAAGCAATCGTAGAAAAAGTAATTGAAAAAGTTGGTGAGAAAATGAAAGCCATTTTCGAAGCAGTTGAAGAGGTTGCTAAAGAGGTTGCTGTCGTTAAAGAAGAAATGGGAGCTATGAAGACCAAAATGGAAAAATTCAGTAAAGCACCCGCAGCTACATCAATCCCTAAGATTGTTGACGCTCCAAAAACATTTGATGCATTTGACGCTAAAGTTGAAGCCATCAAAAGTGCAATGAAAAAGTAATCAATTAAAAATTAAAAATAAAAACACATAAATTATGTCATTCAATTTATCAGGTTTAACTACTTACGTAGATCAAACATCACAAATCGACCTAATTACTAAAGCGTTATTGAAGCCACAAACGGTTAATAACTTAGTAGTTAAAGCTGGCTTAACAGCTGGTACAACCAACCTTAACATCTTAGACGCAGGTGTAGACATCTTAGATGCTACTTGCGGATTCGGTTCAGCTCAAGTTGGTACAAACACAACTATTTTCACTCAATTACCAATCGTAGTTCAAGCGAAAATGTTAAAAGAAATTCTTTGTCCAGATTCACTTTACGATTATTGGTTGTCAAGCCAAATGTCAGCTTCTGCTTACCACGAAACTGTACCATTTGAAGAAGCAATCGCTAATTTGAAAGTAAGAGAAATCAACAAATACGTAGAGTCAACTCTATGGGCTGGTGATGGTTCATCTTTAGATGGATTGTTATTCCAAACTTCAGTTGCTGAAGGTGCTGTTGACGGTACTGCATACTCAACTGCTTGGACTTCAGGTACAGCTGTTGCGAATATGTGGGCATTGATTGACTTGTTGCCAGTTGCTGTTAAGCAAGAAGATGATTTAGTAGCTTACATGTCTTACTCAACTTACTCTAAGTTGACTCAAGGTTTGATCGCTACAGGAAATAGCATTTTATTGCAATACCCTAACATCAACAATGTTGCAGGTCAAGCAGAATCTAGCTTCATCTTCCCAGGAACTAACATCAAAGTATTTGCTGCTCCTGGTATCGTTGATCCAGCTGGAGATTCAGCAGTTATTATCTCACCTAAGAAATATTTGTTCATGGGTACAGGTATCACAAACGATCAAGATGCGTTTAGATTCTATTATTCGCCGGCAGACGATCAGGTGCAGTTTTTAGCAAAGTTCAAACTTGGTACTGCAGCTTACGCTTCTCAGATGGTATCAACTGTAGCATAATAAAACCACCAATAAGGAGAGTCTTCGGACTCTCCTATTATAAAAATTAAAAATATAAATAAAATAACATGGCATGTTTAATTAATAGCGCACTTCCGCTAGATTGTATGAACGCGATGGGTGGTTTAAAGACTGCGTATTTTTTAGGTGGTGAAATCACATCAACAACTGTAGTTGCTGGTGAGATCACTGCTATCGCTGGTACTGGTTCGTTCTACGAATTTCAGTTAGCAAAAGATACAGCTTTCTTCAACGAAGCTATCAACGTTTCAAATACTGCGGGTACTGTTTACTACGAAGGTGTATTAACAGTAGTGCTTCAGAAAATGGATGCAGATAAGAGAAATCAAATTCTTTTATTGGCTCAAAATAGAGATCTTAGAATTGCATTCGTAGATCAACAAGACGTAACTTGGGTTATGGGTCTTACAAGAGGTGCTGTAATGAGTGCTTCAAACGCTGCTACAGGTACTGCAGTTGCTGACATGAATGGATACACGTTATCTTTCACAGCACAAGAACCAGTTGCTGCTTATCCAATCGTTACTGGATCTGATCTAGCTGACGTAGTTGGTGGTGGTTTAACAGTAGTTGCTGCTTAATTTTAATCTCACTCTTTTTAAAAGAAGCCTCTAAGAAATTAGAGGCTTTTTTTATGCGTTGTGTCAAAGGTGACATAACTTATATTTAAAATAAAGAAGAACGAAAGTAATGATAAATTTACGCAATCTTACTGATAACACAGACATCGTCATTTACGTTAATACGTTAAGTGCTGATATTCCTTATGCGTCTAATAACTTCTTGTTTGGTTTTAAGAATGGTTTTAGTAATGTATGGTCATACGTTATGCCAAATATCGTCAAGCAAAACACCAGATACACCCAGTTCAGCATCGAACTAGTACAACAACAGATATTAATAGATCCAGAAAATGGTGTGACCAGACTGTCCCCAAGTGGTAATTACGATTACAAACTTTGGGCTATTGATGCTCCAACTTTGGATCCAGCATTTGGTTATTTACTAGAAGAAGGTCAAATGTATTTAGAGAATACACAACCCGAAACAGTAACCATTACTTATATTTCAGATAATGATCCTTCAAGAAATATTGTATACTTAACAAGAGATGAGAGCGAATGTGCTAGATGGAACTCCACAGATATTTGGAAATACTCTACATTTACTTGGAATTGTCAACCAATTATTGATTGTCCAGTTTGGCCAATGGATGGTGAATGGCAAAACCAGAATTTCGAATGGGATTTATGTGCAACTGTATAAAATTAAAAAGAAAATAAATATAAAATATGGCAGATTTAACTAACAAATACATCTATGAGACGTTTCCGTCAGTAGTTGGTATTGGTGATAAAGGTTCTGAAGGAGTAACAGCTACTCTAAAACCACTTACAGATGGTCAAGGCGTACACATGCCGATCGAAGTAAGTTTAGACGAAGTAAACATCACAGCTAATCAAACAACAACAGTACAATTAAACATCGCTGGTTACGGAGAAGTAATCGACTCTAATGGTAACTGGCTTGGTGGTGGCGGTGGTATTGGTGCACAAGGAGCTCAAGGAGCAACAGGTGCTCAAGGTGCTAATGGAGCACAAGGTGCTGCAGGTGTTAAAGGTGCTCAAGGTGCTACTGGTAGTAATGGAGCTCAAGGCGCTAATGGAGCACAAGGTGCTAATGGAGCACAAGGTGCTGCTGGTACTAATGGAGCTCAAGGAGCGGTGGGTATTACAGGAGCGCAAGGTGCAACTGGTGCTCAAGGTAGTGCTGGAACTAATGGAGCACAAGGTGCAATTGGTGCTCAAGGTGCAATTGGTGCTCAAGGTAGTGCTGGAACTAATGGAGCTCAAGGTTCTGCTGGAACAAACGGAGCTCAAGGTGCAGAAGGTGCCCAAGGTGCTACTGGTACTGGAGCTCAAGGAGCAACAGGTGCACAAGGTAGTGCAGGAACTAATGGAGCGCAAGGAGCAGTTGGACCAACAGGTGCACAAGGTTCTGCGGCGCCAGCTGGTTTAGTAGCAGGAACTGGAGTAAACTCAATGAAAAATGATAACTCTTTAGTTAGTGTGGCTACAACAGCTACAAGTATTCAAGATATTGTAATTGGTAACGGTGCGTATGATAATACGGCTAATGCAACTAATGGTAGAAACATTATTATTGGTTCTAACGCTGGTATGACAGGCGGAGAATGGAATATTGTAATTGGTAGAAATGCAATCTCTAAAAAAGGTGGTCAAGTAACTATTGGTAATGGTGCAGATAATGGTAGTGGTCAAGGTATTGCAATTGGTACAAACGCTTTAACAGGTGGTTTAGATGAATCTATGGCAATTGGTTTAAATGCTAATTCTCAAGGAAATGCAGGAGCTATTGCTTTTGGTAGAGATACAAATTCACAAGGTGGTTATTCATTGGCAATAGGTAGAGCATGTACTGTTAATTCAACAGCTGGATTAACAATTGGTACTTTTAGTTCAAATACAGCTACTGGTTCATCAGTTGTAGTTGGTCATAGTATTTCATGTGCTGGATCAGAATCAATTGTTATAGGAAATACAGGTGCAACATGTAATAGTGCTGGTTCTAGATCAATTGCAATGGGTAGAACTGCTACAGTTGCTGCTAATAATAGTTTAGCAATTGGTAACTATGCAACAATCGTAGCCGGTGCAAGTAATTCAATGTCGTTCACTTCATGTGCGGTAAATGTAAATGAACAAAGAGCAGTTGGAGGATTAATGATAGTACCTGGTAATTTTGGATGTACTACAGCAGCTGCAGCGACTAATAGTATTGTATTAGGTGGTGCTGCTTCTCAAATAGAAAGAGCAAGTAATACAGGTGTAATAGCAATTGGTTATAATACGCAAGCAAATGCAAATAATGCTGTTGCATTAGGAGCTGGAGTAGTTGCATCAACAGCTGACACTGTAACTATTAAGAAATTACAAATGTTAGACTATGCTACTTTAAACTATGCTGATGATACTGCGGCTGCGGCTGGTGGTATACCTTTAGGTGGTGTTTATCATACTGCAGGTGTATTAAAGATTAGAACAGCATAATATAAAATTAAAAATATAAATAAAACACATACAATATGGCATTATTAATTACAGGTGAGAATATCATCTTAAACAGCGAAATACAAATTACTTCGGCATACGCTAGAACTAACGCAGGTTTATCAATAGACGGTTCACAACTTTATATTGGAACAGAATTGTGGGCTTCAGAAGCTGCTTACGTGGCTAAAGCTGCACCATTGCAACCAATAAATGTTAACATTCCTTATCAAGTTCCTTATGATAGAACTGTTATGGGAACCGATCTACTTTTTGCAGCTAATGAAGTTGTAAAACAAATGTTAGAAGTAGAAGGTTTTACAGTTACGATCACAGAATTGTAATTGAAACATTAAAAAATATAAATAAAATAATATGTCAGGATTAAAAGGACAAACAGTTGCGACCACGTATGAAGGTCTTCTAAAGACTGCTGATAGCTTACCTTTACAATCAGGTGCTCAAGTAACTGATGTTACAGATGGAGCTGGAAATACATCAGCATTAGGCTTAGGTCAAGATGCCATGATTGTACAAGGTGAATACATTTCAGTAACTGATGATAGCGGTAATGGATTTGTATTAGACAATATACAAATGACTATGGGTGGCAATGTAGATTTTACATTAGCAACAGTAACAGGATTAACAGTACCTCCAGGACCAACGGGTGCTCAAGGAGCAACAGGAGCACAAGGAACAATTGGTGCAACAGGAGCTCAAGGTGCACAAGGAATTGAAGGAGCACAAGGAACAATAGGAGCAACAGGTGCACAAGGAGATCTTGGTTTAACAGGCGCTCAAGGTGCACAAGGTACTGAAGGAGCGCAAGGAATTGAAGGAGCTCAAGGAACAATCGGTTCAACAGGTGCACAAGGAGATCTTGGTTTAACAGGCGCTCAAGGTGCAACAGGATCTGGAGCACAAGGAGCAGAAGGTGCTCAAGGCTCAACAGGAGCTCAAGGTACTGCTGGAATTTCAGCAGGCGCAGTATTCTACTTTAATCAATCTGAAGCGTCTGACGTTTTAGGTTATAGAAATCTAAGTACATTACCTACAACAGCTACTACACAAACAGTTACTACAAATTTAACAAGTAGTCAAACAGGTGCATTAGTACAGCAATTTATGTCGCAAGAGATTGGTTTCCCTGTTATTCCTGCTGGAGTTCAAAGATTCAATGTATTTTATACTTTACCAGCAGCAGTTGCTGATGTTGACACTTATGTGACTTTACAATTAGCTAATAGTGCTGGTGTACCATACGGACCAGTTATTACTTCAGGTTTACATACAATTGATTGGGAATCAGGATTACCAAATGAAGTTAATATTGATGTTGTATTACCTACAACTAGTATTGATCCAACTGATAGAATGATTGTTAAATTATATTTAAACAACTTAGATACTACACCTCGTTCAGTAGTTTTTTCTACAGAAAATGGTTACTACTCTTTTGTTGTAACTTCAGTTGGTGTTGTTGGAAACAAAGGTGAAACTGGAGCACAAGGTGCTCAAGGTATTACGGGAGCTCAAGGTGCTACAGGTGCACAAGGAACTACTGGTATGCCTGCTGGTTTATCAATTACTAATTTAGTACCTAGTACACCAGTAACAGGATTTACTACAGTAGAAACAGTAGTAGACTCCATTTTAATTCCAGCAAATTCAGTAACTCCAGGTAATATCTATAATTTAAATATGAGACTTGGATCAACTAAAACAGTTTCAGGTAGTACTACATTTAAAGCTTATATAGGAACTTCAGTAGGCTTAGGTGGTACTAATATATGCGGTGTTTCAGGTACTTTACCTATCATGGGTACAACTTCTACTTTAATTTCTTTCAGTAGACAATTTTTTGTTAATTCAGCAACTGCTACAAATATACTTGCATCTAGTGGTTCAGGCATTGATTGGCAATCTAGTTCTACTACTCTTCAAGCACCATTATTGGCATTAAATATTGATTGGACAGTTGACCAATATATTACAATTGGAGCTACTTTATCAAATGCAACAAATACAGCATTTAGTTATGGTTATAGTTTCTATCAACCAAATGGATCTAAAGGTGCTGATGGTGCTCAAGGTGTAGCGGGACCTGCAGGTGGACCAACGGGTGCACAAGGTGCTACTGGTGCAAATGGACCAACAGGTGCGCAAGGAGCAACAGGATCTGTAGTAAGTGGATATTCTGCAACAAGAACTACTTTAAATGGACCTAGTGGTACAAATACTATTATTACATCAATCACTATTCCAGCAAATAGTTTTATTTCTGGTGATATTGTAAAAATATGGGCACTGTACTCATCGAATTATGGAGGAGCAGGAACTGTATACACTTCAGCTGCAATAAGTAATTCTCCTGCAATATATTCTGGAGTTTGGTATACATTAGGTGGTACAAATTCAACATCATTAGCTGGTTTTGTTTTAGAGAAAAATTTAGTTATTAATACAGCAAATGGAACTGGATTTGGTACTGCAAGCGGTGCAGTTGATAATTTCCTTGAATTTGATAATCTTCAAGGAGGCTTTGTTTATCCAGATAATTTAGCTAAACCACTAGATTGGACAGTACCAGTTTACATACATTTTATTGGATACGTCGATAACGCTGGAAGTTCTACTACTTTAGTTGGTGGATACGCTAAAAAACAAAATTAATTGAAACAAACTCTACAAAAGTAGTATAAATAGCATATAAGTTTATTATTTGTTCATTTAATAAATCTATTTTTGTTTTTTAAAACCCTATCTCGTTTAAGCCATTTCTCGATTTAGGGTTTTTTTATGTGTAAAGTGAAAGCTTCGCAATATGTAAAGTGAAACAATGGAACGGGGAACGATATAAGTACCATGAACCAAACAATTAGTATTAACAATTTAAATGGCGTACAAGGAGCGCTTGTTGTTGTTTTATCGTTATAAAAATTTAAGGTTTGTAATCGAAGAAAGTAGTTTAAAGCCCAGATGTTTGAGTCATCTGGGCTTTTTTTATGTGAAACAAGTGGTAAAAAGCCCGTATAAAATATAACTCCTGCGCGACGGTGTACTTTGATTATATAACATCTTTATAAAAAAAGTTGAAACATTGTATACATTTTTTGTATAACTTCTAAATACAAAGAATATGGAAACAATAGAAATTACACTAAACGTAACACCTAAACAGTTACAAGAACTACTAATCCTAGTCAGTCAGTCAAAAATCGAAGGTATTGCTCTTCAATTAGAACAAGCAATCGATGACATCCCTACAGAGAAACTTTGGTTATAACCAAAGTTTTTTTGGTTTTACGGCGAGATCTTTAAAGTACCTTAATATATAAGATAAATAAAGTTATATAAAGTTTGAAACAAAGTTTTAAGTGTGTGTATAACTACTATAAATTAAAAACAAATATATGAACACACAAATCACAACAGAAGCAATCATCGAACTAGCAAAAAGTATCGATGCAATGTCAACAGAGCAAGCAGAAAATGCTATGGCAAATCAAAGAGCAGACGTAACTGGATGGTCAGTTGCAGATTCTCTATCATCATTAGCATTAGCAACTGAAGAAGTAGCTATCTCTAACAAAGCAATCGCAGACGCAATTGACAATCTAGCAGAAGTACTTCACAAAGCATTTGCAAAGTAAAACCTAAACAAGAGGGACTTCGGTCCCTCTATTTAAAAACCAAATAAATAATTATGAAAAACACAGAACAAGTGGTATTCCACACCGACTTACCTGATTATGCAGGTACACAAATGAATGTAAAGACCAAAGAATCTATTGACACAGAAACATTAGAGTATCTTGGTAAACAGTTTTTAGAACCATCAGAATTTAAATATTCAACATGGTCTATTATGAAATTGCCAGATCTTACATCACAAGAAAAAGTAGCATTGGCATTTATCAATAAGTTTTCGCCTTATGGTGGTATCACAACTGGTAGATTACAAAAAGAATTAGAAGTAGCAACTCCTACAATTTACAAAGTTATTAACAGGCTTGTTGAATTAAAAGAAGTAGAAAAAGGTGAAAGACAAGGTCTTTGGACCGTAACAGAAACCAAAAAATTATTTTAATTAAAATGAAAGAAAAAGTCAATAAATTTTATAGTACTCTTTTCGATATCGGAGAGGGTATAGGTTTTCAAAATGCACCTTTTGATAAGTCTACGAATGATTTTAAGTATCGTAAAAATAGAGTAGTCAAATGGAATGGTACTATTGAAGATTATAATTTTGACTTTCAATTTTATTGTATTAATCCTATTCATCCAACATTGGATAATAATCCTACTGATTCTGAAAAACACAGTAGAAACAAACCAAGAATAACTCAAGAGAATGTAACTAGCATTAGAAACTTTGCGATTGAGTTTGATGAATGCACAGTGCAAGAACAAGGTGAAAGATTAAAATTATCAAAACTACCATATAGTGCAATTATTTATAGTGGTGGTAAATCTTTACATACTCCAATTGCTTTAGAAGATCCAATTAGCAAAGATGAATTCGAAGCCAAGTATGAATGTATCAAACGTATATTACTTAAGTTTGATTTAAAATTAGATACACAGTGTAAAAACATTAATCGTTTAACACGTGCTCCTAATGAAATCAACACTAAGACAGAGAAAAAACAAACTCTAGTAGTTGTTAATGGCAGAATCAAAAACTCAGAATTAGATGCATGGTTAGAAGCAAATGGTGAAGATTGGACTTTAATTAAAAAGTATCAACCCGTTACAGTTACTTATTCAGGTGAAGGTGATGGTACAGAAGAAACCAGATACAAAGATGCTTTATCAAGAATGTCAGAGTATGGAATAGATTCTCGTCAACCATGGTTTTATCAACTAGCATGTAGATGTTTAGAGAATGGTCTGAGCGCAGATTATATCAAACATAAGTTATCTATAGAGTTTAGTAGTTATGATGAACCTGGACGCAGAGATGCAGCAGTAGATAATGCTAGTAAGTATGCTAAGATTACTCCAAGAACTATCAACGAACCAAAAGTAATTACAGACACCACGCCTGAAATAGATCTAAGTTTTTTAGATGATGTAGAAGTAAAACGTGAACGTATTAGTGTACCTTATGAAAATAACATTAATCATTATGCATGGATTGGATCTGACATTTATTTGATTTATCCTGATGGCAAAATGGAAAAGTACAACATCGGTGGTTTTAAAGCAAGGTTTCCAAGTAAAGAAATTACAGTAAGTATGATTCCTAGAAAGTTTGCAGGTTTTGGATACAAACCCGATTATTTTAACGATGGTCCAATTGAAAACAATAAGTACAATCAGTTTAAGTTACCTAGTTGTCAAATTGAAAAAGGTGAATGGCCAATGACTAAGATACTTCTTAAACATATTTTTGGTGATCAATTTGAATTGGGATTGGAATATTATTGGGTTAAAAGACACAGACCAACTCAACCGCTACCCGCACTATGTTTATTAGGTGATGAAGACGCTGGAAAATCTACCATTGGTAACCACCAACAAATGTGTTTTGCTAACAGTAAAAAGATTAATTCTAGTGCGCTCGAAAGGGATGAGAATAGTTATGTTAAGGATTGCCAAGATATTATCGTAGAAGAGTCCAGTTCGCGCGGTGTTAGTAGGAATTCTAATCCTCAAGCTATTGTTGATAAGATCAAAGACATGGTAACAAGTACTGGTGGTACAATTCCATGTAAGATCCTATACGAAAATGCAAATGAAGTCAATTATTATGGCAAAGTAATGCTATTTACTAATGACATTACACCACTTAAAATGGATGGCGAAGCGACTCGTTTTTGGGTACGAAAGATTGCAAAGCCTGAAAAACATGTTGATTTCTTACGTAAATTAGAAGACGAAGTAGGTCATTTCTTATGGTATTTGGATAATGAATTTAAACCATCAAGGTATTATAGCAAAGAACGTTTATGGTTTAATCCTGCAGAGTATTGGACTATTGAAAAAGAAACTGCTAAAGATGCTAGTAGTAGTCCAAGATACAGAAAAATTAAGGACATATTTATCGAATGGTTTGACGATAATGAGGATGAGGAATTTTGTTACTTTGATACTAAGAGTCTACAATATGCCTTAAAATCTCACGAAGAAACTATGAGTACTTACGAGATCAAAGACTGTTTAATTAAAGATTTTAGGTTAGGTGAACCTCAACCAAGAAAGGTAATTACTGATAGTTTGACTATGAAAATTGGACAAAGCCCACGTCAAACTCGTAAAATGTCGTACTGGAAGATCGATAAAAATCTAAAATTAGTCGGAGAAATGGAAGATTTAGAGAAGCAAATGATGGAAATATTAGGATAAAATGGACAAAGCAATGACTAAATGGACAAAGCAAAGCATCCCAGGACAAAGTAAAGCGCAGCTTTGTCCGAGCTTTGTCCACACAAAAAATGTTAATTTTGAAGCACCAGAGCTCTTTTCTTCTTCTTCTTCTTCTTTTTTAATAAGAAATAATAAGAAAAGGACAAAGCAGTGCAAGAACCCCAGAAAGTAGAATAAAAAAGATGGATCACCAATAAACCACCCAAGGGTTTTGCACTAGCTTTGTCTCGTCACTTGATAACAATATGAAAAAGAAATACAAAAAACACCACGCAGTAAAAGGTCTGACCAAAGAGGCAGACATATTTGCAAATTTAAATAAACAAACAGAAAAT